GTACGCTCTTAACGGTGCATTTCCTGTCAGTGGCAGCGGTATTGCTTCTCCTTTCTGCGGCTGCGGCAAACTGCTGGTAAAGTAGTCTTTGTGTTTGCAGACTTTGAGGATGTCCAGTCCTCTTTCTGGTTTTTCGATTTCTTTTAAGTCTTCTTTGTATTCTAGTGTTTCATCTCCTATGTAGACATCCACTGGCTGTTGAAGGTTTTCGTCTCGGAACCATTCGTTCCAGATCTTTGCATATGCATTGAAAGGCATTCTGTTCACTACAAGGTTGGGCACTCCTGTCGGGATTCCCATGTAATCTGCGATTGATCCGACTTTCCATCCTGTTTCAGGAGGTGCTTTTGCCGTGGGTGTTGTGTATTCTACTTTTTCTGCCCAGAAGCTGCTGTCATTCTGGCCCATCATGTTTACGAAGTGTTCCCAAAGCAGTCGACACGGTACGAAGAAGAAGAAGACATCCATGTTACTGTTGTCCATAACAGGATAAAGCGGAGTAGCCATTCTCACCAAACCGTTTACATCGATTTTGAAAGTATCGCCGGGAAGCACTTCGTCTACATAGATTTGGTACTAGATCGCCTTTCGTTGATTGTGGTCAGCATTGAAAAAATCTCCTTTTTGAATCGACTTCTTCGGATTTCCGCGTGTGGCACCTGGTTGTAATGCTGTTCACTGTTTCGGTTCATGCTTTATTCCTCCTTTTTTGGTGATTTTTCTGTTCTTTGGCTTTTCTTCATCATTGCTCTGATTCTGGCTTAATGCCCAATTTTTTCAATCCATTCTGGTTCTCCTGCGGTTGCTGCCCAGGCATTGAAGTTGTTCCCGAATCTGTTTCTGATTTCCAGCGGCAGCGTCTCGAACTTTTTCTTTCTGTTCGTTCATCAGGTTCCGCCACTCGATATAGTTTGCAGGCATTTTGCTTGTGTCGATGTACCAGCCAGGATTAGCCATGACCGTGGTGTCGCCTGCTTTCATACCTTGCTAGGATGCTCATGGGGTCGACTTCGTCTTTGTAGCTCTGGACTTTTTTCATACGTGTTGATCTCTCCGACCTGTTCAAGATAAGGTCTGCCGTTTTCATCGTACCGCTCTTTGTATTGCGGTTCCATAATATTGCCCGGGTCGTTTGGTACTCTTTTCGGTTTTTCATCTTCATAGGGTGTAAAGATTTTAACCATCCATTTTTTTCCTCCATACTCTTCTTCACCTGTTCGATGTTCCATTCCAGTTCCGGAATGCACGGTGAGATCATGCCGGTTTCTGTGTCGTACTGGCCCAGGTGATAGACCCGCTTATCCTCGCAGTCGCTTTTTTCCATCTCCTGGGTCATCCATTTGAAGGTGCGTTCCTTAACGATCGGGTTGATGACCATAATGTTACCGAATGTTCCAGCGAGTTCGTCTTTTGATTGCATAAAGTTCAAAAGTCATTGTTGTTATCCTCCATAACTTCGTTGATTATATCATTTTTGTTGATATCTTATCCCATATTCGATTGCTTTTCGTGTCGCTGCCGGCACGCTGCATCCCAGCTCTTCTGCCAGATCATCAATCTCGGCTGCTGTGTTATACTTTAGTCTGACTGTCAGTGTGCAACATGCCATGTTCTTGATGCTCTTCACAGCCTTGATTCCCCCCCCGGCTCGGTTTTCGGGTTGACGTTGATCTTTTTGGTCTTTTTTGCTGTGTTGGTGAATACCTTCTTGTCAGTTTTCGGTTTTACAGTGCTTCGATGTGCCATTACTCTTTCTCCTTATCGAGTTCCATTGCGTGATAAATCTTATCCAGCATGTGTAGGATTTTCTTCAGGTGTCGGAAAATCGCGTTGATGTCCTGTAAAGTTACCATTATTTTCAACCTCCTTTTAGTAATTTTGTTTATATTTCCATTTTATCAGAAAGTAAAAAAAAAACAAGGTGGAATTTTGTCCACCTTGCTGATTTAAGTTATTTGTTTTCTAGTTCTTTCATTTTCTCGCAGACTGCTTTTGTCCACTCTTTATCGAATCCGTACTTTTTTCTGATTTTTTCGCTGTCGGCGCTTTTGCAGTGTCTTTTGTGTAGTTCTTTTGCTAGTTTGGTGATTTCTTCTTCATACATTGTCATTTTAGTTACCTTCCTTTCTACACCTTTATTATACACCTAAAACATACACTTGTCAAGTACTTTTTTAAGTTTTTGGCCGTCCGTTCGGCCGTGGTCGGCCGACGATGAGAGGACGGCGTAGCTTTTAGGTTAGATTTCGGTCCGTGCTCTTATTGGCCGTTCTCGTTGTTTGTAGATGGCTTAGACCTCTGTGCGAATTAGTTTGCTCATTCGTTCTTGCAATTTTTTTGTCCTTCAGGTTATAATAGTCCTGCATGGTCAGGCCGGTCTGCTTGAGCTGAGCAAAGAGAGCGTCGTTTGCGATTCTTCGGCGTTCTCGTTTAATTGCTTTCAGTTCTTCGGATTCGGCTTTTTCTGTATATCTTCAATTTTTGTACTTCTTCATCTGTCAACGGCTTTGCTCCATGGTCGATGTCGAATAGCTTGTCAAAGTATCTTGGCGGTTTACAGATTTTTCCGTTCTTTAGCTGTATCTGATCTCTTTCGTAGATTTCCGCTGCATGGTCATAGTAGTACTGTGCACCGATTGCCGGTTTTTTGCTCATATTGCATTGTTCCGGTAAGATGCCTAGTTCTTCATAAAATTTTCTTCCATCTTTTCCGTAAATCTTTTTTGTTGTGTACCTTGCTGTGTAGGCCATAGATCTCCATTCTGCAGGTGCTAGGATGACGTGTCCCATGCCCCAGATTTTCTCTAGCCATTCGCAGTTATAGTATGTGAATCCTCTTTCTTTCTTGTAAACTTTTAAATCTTCCTGTTTTATTGGTAGATCGTAGACAATAGCGTGATAATGTGGTCTGTGCGTTTGGCTGCCGTATTCACCAGCTTTGGAAATACATCAGCTTGCCTTTTCTTTTTTCGTGGTATTCTATGTGCCTTCTGAGACGTTTCCAGAATTTTTGCATGTCCTCATAGCATAGACTGAGGTTTTCTGTTATTACTTCGCCTGTCAGTGTGTCCCATGTCGCTCGATATGGGACATTTTCGTTATCATAGGTGAGCGTCAGAAACCAAGCGTTTTCATGGTATGGCAGCTCCATTTCCATTCGGTTCGCCCAGGATGCTGCGTTCGCCATTTTGCATCCAGGACAGTGCCCACATGGTAGCAGCTGAGCATTCTGTTCTTTGAGCAGCTTTTTAATTCGCTGTTCGTTCCACTTCTGCTGTCTTTGATCTGCGTCAAACTCTAGTCTTTCACCTGTTTTTGACAAGTATGCCTTCAGGCTGACCACTCTTTCTTGTCTGTTGATGACGGTTCTAACCAACGGCCTTGTACATGGCATAGATGTTTCATGTCTCCTTCCTTGAATGGGCCCCAATAAGCCTCTTGATCTTATTGGGGCCCATTGACACAAAATTTAGATGCTGCTCGTTTTTCGTTATGGACAAATGTTGCTTCCCTGAGTGAGGCGGTAGCCGTAACTCATGCTGTTTTGTACCCTAGTGCTTCTGCGTATACATCAATTGCGTCCCTTATGATATCGCTGTCGATGTATTTATCATACAGTTTGCATGTTTTGATGAACTCTAGTTCTTCGACCTGTTTTTGTGTTAGGTTGATGTTCATTCTTTTTGTCATTTGGCTTCTCATAGTATACCCTCCTACTTTAAGTGTACGATTGCTACACCCATATTATACACCTCCCTTGTGTGTGTGTCAATTACCATTTTCGCATTGCTTTTCCGAGGCCGTACAGTGCTGCACCTGCTGCCTTTGTTTTCGCTTTGTTTCCAGCGTCTGTGATCTTTTTTCCTGCTTCTACGGTTGTTGGCGTTGTTAGTCTGTCTGCCAGACTGTTCGTTGTTGTAGGTGTTGTTTGCGGTCTGTACAATGTTTCCAACGGTTTTTGCGCTGCTTGAACCAATGTTTTGCATTGATACTCTGCATGTAACTGGCTTCTTCCCAGTTTTTTGGTTTCTTTTTGCCGTGTTGATTTGCCCTGCTATGGCGTTTCTGAAGAAATTGCGCTGTGTTGTTTCCGTTAGTCATACATTGCTTTGCATGGTGGCTGTGTGTGCTGCTGGAACTCCTGATGCTTGAGCGTGGCTAAAGGTTGTGTTTCCTACTGCTGCCTGGCCTCCGCTGCCTGAGCTTGCACCAAAGCCGTTGTATGCTGCTAATGCCGGGTTCAGACCTGCTTTCTTTAGGTCTTCTACTCCTCTTTGGTAGGCTGTGCTAGACATCATCTGTTGCCAGTCTCGATTTTTTTGGCTTTCTTCCCGGTTAAATGCCATTGCTGTAGCCTGGCTCTGTGCTGTTAGCTCATTTGCTCTGGCGTTTGACCATAGGTTCATTAGGTTTCCCAGGGCCCACTGTCCGCTCTGGAGATTGTTTGCGGTCTGTGCCTGTCCGGCGTTAAAGCTGGCTGCTGCCCCTGAGTTGTTTCCCGTGATGCCCGTTAAAGCCTTTCCCAGGATGTCTGATATTCCAGACGTGTTACCCTGCGTCACCTGTCCGCCTTGGGTTCCTGTTGCCTGGCTCATGTTTCCTGACATGGTCGTGTTTCCGACTTGTTGGTTCATGGTGCTTTGGTTCATTGCGCTGCTGTTCGACCCTTTCGAGTTGATATAGCTGCTTGCAACGTTTCCTAAGGCTCCTACCACGCTTGGCAGTAGCTGCAAAGCGATTGCTCCCCATCCTGCCATTTTGCACCTCCTTAGATCGTATCAAGGCCCGGCACGCTGTAGATCGGCATAGGCCGTGTCCAGGTTTGGTCAAAGTAGAAGTTGCAGATGAACTGGTAGTTGTGGTTTGTGTCTTCAACTGCCAATGTTCTGGCGATGTTTCGGTGCCTTCTTTGATCCAGTCGCTCGACAGTGCCGGCAGGCTCGTGTAGTGGTCTGCATAGTGCCATGCATCCAGGCTCTGTGCGTAGGTGCTGCGCATTTCGGATGTTACCATGTTTGTACGGTATCTGTAATCGGCCCAGGCTTCCTGATAGCCGAAAACTTCTTCATCCTTTGCGTTGCCCTGTGCATAGATTTCCTGGTTCAGTACTGGCTGCTCTCCCAGGTTTGCCAGCATCGGGTCATAATAGCTGAACCGTGTGCTTCTCGTCCACATCCGGCTCAGTCCCTGCTGGTAGCTGTGATCTACTCGCACGCAGCACAGGGCCCAGCACATAGCCGTGCTCTGTTGCGCTGTAGGTGCACATGTGTCTGGACATGGTTGTCATACTGTAGGCTGCCGTGTTGCCCTGCGGGCTTGTTGTGTTGCTGCTGCTGGTTTGGATGACCTGGTTGATGTTGATCGGCATTCTGTACCCGCCGATGTATTCGCTTCGGTCAAGGCGTGCATCCGGCGATGTTACGCCCCAGGCTCCTTTCAGGATTTCTTTGTACCTGGTTCCGGTTCTGGCATCTCGTTCCAGGATGTGTTGCACTGCGATAGCGTTTCGGAGTTCGTTTATTGTGGTAGCGGTGACTGAGCTTAGATCCGTTCCGATCCATGCATCCAGGAAGTTTGCATCATCTTTGCTCATTGTTTCGACATATTGTCCATCGTTTAACGGTGCTGCGTTTCCGTTGTTGTTTTTGTTCAGGCTTAATTTCGTCCCTTGGTTTGTGAATGAGATGCTTGTGTG